GGTGCGGTGTCCATATATGCACCCTGAGCGAAGTCCATAGGAACATCGGTGTCGGTGGCGACTCCCTCTTCAAAACGAAGAGGACCCTTGTTCATTGGGATGCTTGGCGCAAAAGAGCGTTCAAACACTGGGCTGTGCTTCTCAGGAAACATTGGTGCTGGTGAAACATTCACTGTAAATAGTCCTCCAAATAGGGGGTTGTGACTTTCTACAAGAATAGCATTTTTATGAACGCCCTACCTGAAGAATGGGCTATTTGACTCTTGAATCTGTGGCATCGTGTCCATAACGGTCATTGCACAGGCAATTGCAAGGCTATCAGGGTAGTCGTCAAAGGCTCCCTTTTCATTTGGAGCCGCCGCTAACAGGTAAGGACCTTTATATACTTTTTCTAGGTCAGACATCTGTTGATTGAATCTTTTCCATGTACGAGTACGGCGAGCCTTACTATGACCAGGAAGGATGAGTTGGTCACGCTGAATAATCTCTGTGAGATGCACCCAGCGCTCGTTCTGAGCCTTTGAATCAGATGAGATGGCTAATACCTCAATATTAGGTAAAAGAATCTGTAGACGCTCTGCTACAGCGCCACCAACGCCCTGTGCGTCCACTCCTACACGGAGCAGGTCATAATGTCGCAAGAAGTCCACAATGTGGAAATATTGGGATTCCCATTCTTCATTGTTAATCTCAAGCCAGTTCAGGACACGATGCTCATAGAAACCGAATGGGTCTGGGTGGTCCCAGTCAACCCAGCACACAGTCACTACCGTTGAGTCGTTGGCTCTCGCCACATCTATCCCAGCGACACAAGGTGTGCGCCACCATTCTTTAACCAATGGCATAGACGGGTCGTACAGTCGTTCCATACGCTCTTCAGTAACGAACATACCTTTTTCAAGGATGAACTTGTTCATGTAAGACATTTGGAATTCGTCAGAGTCTTCGCCAATACGCAATTTCTCTTTAGCGATGAATTTGGAGTAGTTGGGGTTGTATTTAGACGCAACCCTGTAGTCATACTCAAAGTGTGCGTTTCGGTGACCACGACCACCATTGGCGGAACGGCGCTTGTTATATTGAATCATCTTATAGAAATAAGATTTATGACGGTTAGCCGTACCAGTAAGGACCATAGAACCGTTGTTGAACGCCAACATGGGGGCAATTGACTTGGTAATCATGACTTCATCGGCTTCCTGAGCCTCGTCCACTAGGACCATGTGGTAGGTCTTGGACTCAATCTTTGCCTTAGGGTTACATGTCTGCATACGACAGAGTGAACCAGAGTTCTTAAGGGTAATAAGGCGACCACGACCACGGGTACCACCACCTGTTGCCTTGTCATCAATCTCTGGGTCAAGGAGGAACTCAAGAGCATGGTCGCTGGTCAACTTGGACACGATACGACCAAACACAGTGTCGGCCTGCTCCTCGGTAGGAGCAAAAGTTCCAACCCAGAATCCCTTCTCAAACTTACCTAGCCACAGAGGGTAGACAGGAGCCAACTTGGGAAGGATGACCATCATGCCCGCAATAACGGCAGACAAAACTTCAGACTTACCTGACTGGCGGGTTGCCACCACTGTCATTAGGTCACCGTCACCAAGGACGGCGGACTCTACGATTCGGTAAGCAATTGGAATCTGGTAGGGGAAGAACTCAACATCACAGAACTCTTCGGTGAAGATAATGATGCGCTTAACTAGTTGGTCAATGAACTCGGCAGAGGTTTCATCAAGTTCCTCGCCCTCACCGAAATCTTCAGTAGGTTCAATTAGTTCATTTTCGTCTAAGGACATATTTCCCTATGGTTGTGTGGAACGAGATTGCAACTCATCCCAAAGGTCTTTTACAAGATTTAACACCCTAGAGAATTCATCGGGTGATGCTTTATGGAATGCCCATTGGTCATAGGTGGCTCCAAGTTCCATAAGGCAAGCATTAAGCCACCCACGGAGTTGGATGTCATCCATATTTTTAATGCGGTCAGCCCGTGGGCGCTCCTGTTTTGTTTCCTTTCGGAACAGCATTCCAGTTTCCAATCTCGTGTGGTGTCAGGTCTAGGTAACGACCCTGCATTGCAGACAAGATACCCGATTCTTCACTGAGATGTTGTGGTTTACAGAGACCAACTTGTAGACAACGCTTAAAGGCAACAATGTAGATACCTGTCCCCTTGTTCCATGGAGAAGATGTTTGGTGCATGGTCCCAACACCCACATGAATTAAGCGTGTGTCTTTTTTCAAGATTGCGTACACACGACCATAAACATACAACTGGTCATGTTGAAATTTAAATACAAACTTAAAGTAGAAGAACGCAGGAATAATAAATGCAGGGTGTAGAACTATTGCAGATGTGGCATAACCAAGAAATACCAGCAATGGCCCAAATGTAAGGGCTTTAGCAATACTCTTAGAAATCTTGCGTGTGGTAGTTGTCATCTCGTGAACCTATTCTGCTATATCTGTATGAGTTTAAAAAGTCATTAATAAAACGACCCTTTGAGTTACTGTTTGCAAAGTTATTATAGATACTTTCAGGAACATTGTTGTACTTGTAGGTATCTCCACGCTTGTGGAACTTGACATAAACGGTGCCTAGAACATTTGTACCATATTGCGGGTCAACACCAGATTTAGCAAGAAGATATTGTTTTTCTGCTGGCTTAGGAACAAACTTATGTGAGGCTACACGGGTACTTCGGTCAGGACCCTGACCATAGTTATCTTCTGGTGGACGAGCGTCAGCAACATAGTAGGTGTCATAGTTGATGGATACTCCACCCTCTTCACCTTCGGTTGGTAAGTTTTCTGACTTAACACGGGAAGAACCAAACATCTCAAAAGGAGGGAGGTGGTCTTCCTCTTCTCGTTCAGGTGTTCCGCTAGGGATTAACTGACGAAGGTCTCGGTTTGCACCAATCCGACCTTCTTCAGCAAGGATGTCTGTAAGACTTCTACCCAGCCGTTTTTTCGGTTTCGCCATTTGATTCCTTTTGAATTAAAGCCGATTTTAGAATGGCTAATTCAACATTAAGACGAGAAATCTCAGAAGAGAGATGCTTGATTACTTCTTGTGGGTCAATTTCCATGCGGAGATACTACCTTATTCAGGCTTAGGAAGTGCACGCCATGCGGCTTCAAACTTAGCCGCATCCTTTGCCATTTCTGGAGAAAGTTCTAAATGCAACCACTTCCCGCCAAAACTTCCAGCGTTATCGGACTCACTAAAAATCTTTACCCCAGCCTCATTTTCGCCTCTTGAGCACCTGAAACCTCTTCCATACCCCTGGTTTTTGTCCTTGGGGTTTGCGTCAAATGCGTAGTCGTGAATCTCTTCAATTCCTAATTCTTTTGTGTACTTGATGAACCAGTTCCACATGGCAACGCCGACCTTGCGGTCGTCATACCCAATATCTACAGCGGCTCCAGTGGCGTGGACACTGAGGAATTTCTCCATGCCAGGGTCGCCAATCTTCTTACCAGCGGTCTTAGAGTTTCGCATCAATCGGGCGGAATAAATTCCCAGATTCTTTGTTTTCCATCTCTTGGCACAAAGTTCTGCCAGTTTCTCGGTTCCAGGCTGTGCACCTTTTCCATCAAATGCGGGATAATAACTGTATTTTCTTGGCATGCACCTATTTTAGCCTATCTAGTCAAGGCTCGTTGATGTAGAATCACCACTTATTTACAGGACAAAAAGCGTGTAGCAACTCTGTTTTTGTAGGCATATGACAACCACACTTACTACATTGATGGGTAATCAAGTAGTGTGGGCAGGCTTCACAAATTGCCAATCGCTCTGCTTTCACAGTGTCAGATACTTTTGGAGTATCAGGATTAAAAAGGGCTGTAGGGGTAACGATTCCTGCTTGTTGTTTGGCTAGGTTCTTAGCCTTCCAGTCTTGCCAAGGACTCATGGCCTAACAAACCCTTCACCGTTCCAAAGCAACCCTTCTTCAACAGGGACATCGGAGACAATAATCTTTGGGTCGCTGCTGAGAATGGCTATCAACTTATCAACAGCATCCGACTGGATATTTGGGACAGGCATTTCGCCTGCTACTTCTCCATCTACTACAAAAATAAAATGTGACATATCGCTCCTTAACAGCAACTAATGATTACGCACTGGTCTGTACCTGTCTTACGATAGCCGCCAACAGAGCAACTATCTACATTCTCAGGGCCAACTAGCCCTGAACCGCCTGAACAGGATGCATTAGCAGTTCCTGCACTATCGGAGTATAGCCATCCCCAAATAGTTCCAGTTACATACTGACCATTGTTAAGTTGGATGGTAACAAAATCAAAGTATGAAGTCCATGAACCACAGGAACCAGTTGTGTAAGTAGTGCAACCAGAACCACTATTAGCGGTATACAAAGTGGCAGAACCGCAGCCAGCGCAATCCACCGATGATGCAGTAAAGCAACCACTATTACAATCAGGAGCAGCAACAGTAGCGCCAGCGACATCATAAGATGGACAACCATCCTTTGTATAACGAGTGGGAATCTGGTAGGTGCGGTTGCCACATGACCCTGAGTACACAGCACTTAAAGTAGTTGTTCCCCAATCACGACCACCAGCGTCATGCCTACGGCAATCAGTCCATGCCCGTGCCCATACGCCGTCTTTCTTAGCCCATACACTTTTAGCGTAAAGCCAGTTTCCCCCTGATTTACCATACATAACGGTTCCTTGGGATTGGTCATCACCACCAACCCATGTTCCATTTTTGTTGGCTTTGAGAGTCATGTCTTAAACCACAATCCAAACATCACCGTTACTTCCACCTGTGGGACCACTAGCAGATACGGTAATTGCAGTAGAAGCAGGACCTGTTGCACCTGTAGGACCAGTAGCACCTGTGGGACCAGTTGGTCCACCTGCGGGGCCAGTAGCACCAACGGGGCCAGTAGCACCTGTTGCACCCGTTAGACCAGTGGGACCAGTAGCACCTGTCGCACCAACTCCAGTTGGACCAGTTGGTCCTGTTAAGCCTGTGGGTCCTGTCGCTCCAACAGGTCCAGTAGCGCCTGTTAATCCTGTGGGTCCCGTGGCTCCTGTTACACCAGTTGGTCCAGTTGGACCTGCAACTGATGATGCGGCTCCAGTAGGCCCAGCAGGTCCTGAGGAATAGGCAAGAGACGACCACGCCGTGGTCCCATTACCAACTTTAAACTTACCCGTGTCTTTTTCAAGACCCATCTCACCTTCAGCAAGGATGGGGTTAGCGGTAGTCCACTCAGCCGCTGTACCTCTACGAAGTTGAATTTTAATAGGCATTACACACCACCTGCATTAATTGAGTCAATTCCACCGTATGAGGAATTGGGAAAACCACCATCTAGATTAGTTGAACCTGATGAAGCGGTTATATCAGTTTGTAACCAAAAAACATTAGTCATGTTTTCATCATCTGCGGACACCACAATCTGCGTCCCAATAGTAGGTACAGCCCAAACACCATTAGAAGACTGCCTACCAATACGAGAAATTGAAATTTCTGTATTCACACCTGTTACCGAAGGAATTTTTACCCGAATCTCACCTGTAGTTGGGTTGGTATAGGTGACAAGGGCACGATGAACAATAGATGAGCAACTATGCATAATTAATCCTTTAACTGGTACCAACCATCTTCCCACAAAGTGAGGAGACGGTTGAAGTACTTCTCATACATTAAACCAACGGGAGTAAGACCATATCGGTCTTTAGCGTAGGTGCTGATTAACTGGCGGTCTAGTTCTGGCGCCTTTTTAGCCGCATCTACAAACTCTTGAAGAGTGTGGCAACGGAACCCCGTCACTCCGTCTTGGACAGTTTCAGTAAAGGCGCCCCAGTCGGTAGAGATAACAGGGGTACCACAAGCCATCGCTTCAATAGCCACTGTTCCAAAAGGCTCCACATAGATTGTTGGTGCAAATAGGGCTATTGCGCCTCCCATGAGTTCGGCTCTTTTTTCTGTTCCTACAACACCTACATACTCACCGTACTCTGGTGGTACACCCTGCCCAGCAATCACCAGACGCTTCCCTAGAGCCTTACAGACATCTACGGCTATCTGGTAGCCCTTGCGCTCAATAAGGCGTCCCATATAGAGATAGTAATCCCCAGGTGTTTCTTGTAATGGAAAATCATCAACATCAATGTAACTAGGGATGACGGTGTCATAGAACTTACCGTCAAGGGCGTGGGGGTCGGTTACCTTGGAGCCGTAACAGGAGTGCATCCATGCGTAGGACTCAAATACCTTGTAGGGGGCAAATGAGCCACCATAACCAATACCGAACTCCACACTCAATTCATTTGGGAAAGCGTCAGCAATAGGTTTGGAGGCATAGCCAGCGATAAGACAAATAAAGTCTTTGTGCTCTAAGCGCTCTTTAATTCCCTTGATGACATTGTTGTTGAAACTAACCCAGTGGGGAAGTGTCCAATCAAAAGAAGCCGCTGAGTAATGGTTGTCTCCAACTGCAACAAGCCGTTCTTCTTCTGTAATACAAACAATGTGCTCGTCACAAGGGGCTTCATTGAATTCCCCACCATACAGATAGACCGTATGACCAAGGTCTTTCATCATGATGCAGAACTTGCGAATCTTTTCTGTATAGGCGCAAGCCGTAAAGTCTTCAGTGGTGTTTGTGTGAGGAAGACTAACTATGTGGAATCTCATCAAGGACCTGCTTCTTGTTTTTAAATAATCTTAACTGGTTATGTACATATGGGCTAAGCGATTCATGAATGTGTAATTGACAATGCTCAACGATTCTGTGAGTGTCGGACATTTCCCAATCTTCTGGAATTTGATAGTAGTCCCTAAATCGTTGAATACCAGCGTTTAGTTCATCTTGCTCCGCATTTAAAAGTTCTTGTGTATCCCAAATTCCTGGGTAAAGCACTGACAAGGATGATAGTGAACTACTTGCCATGTTCTTTTTAATAAATTCAATTAGTTCTGGTTTGTTAGGTTGCACATCCGTAGGACGCATTCGTGCGTTCTCGTTACCCTTAAGGTAGTTAGCAACTTGCATGTCAACTTGTGTATCAATAAAGTCAAGTGTAAAACCAAAAGTATTTAAAAACTCAGATGCTTTAAGAGCAATTTCTTCGGTGTTGTTAAACGGTTCTTTAGTTACTTCTGACCATTCATACAAAACTTTAAACATTTCTGAAAGAGTAAGTCCAGCACAAGGGCTTTCTGCATTATTTTTATATTTTTCACGAACTTCTTCGTCAAGATGTAAATGTAAGTAAATAAGATAACCAACACCATGCACTGATAATATTGATTCATATGCAATTATTTTATTAATTGTAGGAACAAGTCGTTCATCTTCTTGTACAAAAAGGTGTGGACCATACAGTGTGTTGTCACAACGCCATTCTGCTTCTGGGTCAAAAAGTGCTCTTGAAGAACAAAATCCAAAATACCCTTGTGTTGTGTTGTCAATATCTGTGTCATAGATGTCAACAACTCGTTCCCAGTAATTTAAGTTTACAATTTCTTCAATATCCCCTTGTTTAGCAATTAAACAATTATTAAAAGCGTGTCTAAAAGGATGTGGGATAGCAACCACAAGGTGACCATCTTGCATAGAAAACACTTCGGCATCTATAAATGGGTCATCACCAGCAGGGGTACGGCGGTATAAATCTACGGTAGTTCCTGTAATGTGGTCTAGTACATAAAACAACTTGTGTGTTTTAATGGCATCAATGGTAAATGGTTTAACAAGCATAAGCCCTCTTATGGTCCAAAGTATTTAAATGTTACACCACCAGCAACACCAGCATTAAACCAACCTTGTCCACCAGTTCCTACGATTGGTCCGCTACCTGCTGGAACTGAACCATTTGCGCCAACACCTTGCGTGCCTCGTCCTCCACCGCCGTTACCGCCACGAAGACCGTAGGCTCCACCACCTGCGCCTCCTGCACCACCGTTGTGTGAAGCACTGTTTTGAGTGGCTGCGCTGGCACCAGCAGCATCAGTTCCACCGCCGCCACCGCCAGCGTAATAACCGCAATCGTAGGCGTAGCAAGTTTGGTAGCAAGTTTGGTAGCAGGTTTCGTAACAAGTGTCGCAGCAAACCGACCCATTAATACAGTTGCCATTCTTGTCAACACCTTCACAGCAGCGACAGTTACAAGCGTAAGGGTTACAAGAAAATGGGTTACAGTTAAACGGGTTGCAGTTAAATGAGTAGTAATAACCATAAGTATTGTTTCCACCACCTCGTGCTGAGTTGTCTCCTGAACCAACAGCACCGCCAGTTCCGTTTGGTGCGCCACAAGAACCTGGGTGTGCGCCAGTGCCACCACCGCCACCAGTCCATGTTGTTGAGCCAATAGTTAAGGTTGTATTTCCGCCTGCTGTTGCTCCACCAGCACCATTCCCACCGTTACCTCCTGTACCACCAGCACCTACGGTTCCACTAATTGTTTGAGTTCCTGTAGTAGAAGATGTGTGAGATGCAGAAAGACGATAACCGCCTCCGCCACCTCCTGCGTAGTTGGCTCCACCGCCACCACCATACAAAAGAATTTCGGTAATGGTAGGGGCAACACCAGGAATTGAGGGTAAAGACAACGAATAAGCACCAGCAGTGGTGTTTAAATAAGTTTTCAGACTCCAAGTAGTAAACGAAACAGTATTACCTGTTGTTGTCCCAACGCCATTAACTGCACGGCAACGGACATAATAAAGTGTTCCATTTGACAACCCAGTAACAGTTGAAGAAATTGTTTGATTTTGTCCAGTAGTTGTGGTTGCTGTTACTGTTGTAAAACTAGAAAAAACAGAACTTGTTGAATAATCAAAATAAACAACAGTTGATAAGTTGTTTGCACTTACAGTGGCGTTAAAAGTTGCTTGATTTTGATTAAAGTTTGTTACAGCATCAGTTGTTACTGTTGGTAACTCGCCAATGCTAGAAGCAAATGTGCCTTTTTTGATAGGCATTATGCACTCAAATCGCCAACAAGAACATAACTGTTAGTTCCAATACAGAATAATGTTCCAGACGAATACTGGGCACGAAGTTTAAGTCCTGGAGTGCCATTAAGAGTTGCACCACCTGCGGCTACTGTAACTATGCCAGAGCCAAGGCTCATAAGGTCAATGCTTTGACCAGCGGTAAAACCAAGAGATGTTCCAACAGTTACTGTAATGGCTGAAGAGTTATTTAGTGTCACCATTTTGCCAAGGTCAGATGACAACAATGAATAGGTTGTACCCGTTTGTGTGTTAACAACTTGTGTTGTTGCCCATGAACCAGCAGGACCCGTGTCTCCAGTGGCTCCAGTGGCTCCTGTTGGACCTGTTGCACCAGCAGGGCCAGTTGCTCCTACAGGTCCTGTTGCTCCTACTGCACCTTGTTCTCCTTGAACACCTTGGATACCAGTAGGACCAGTTGCTCCTACTGCACCAGTGTTTCCCGTGACACCAGTGGGTCCTGTTGGACCCACATCTCCAGTAACACCTGTTGGTCCAGTAGGTCCTACAGGTCCTGTAGGACCTACTGCTCCTGTTGCGCCTGTGTCGCCTGTAACACCAGTAGGTCCTGTAATTCCAGTAGGACCAGTAGCCCCTGTCAATCCTGTAGCGCCCGTTAAACCAGTGTCACCCTGAAGACCGCTTGGACCAGTTGCACCAGTAGCACCAACTCCTCCAGTAAGACCTGTTTCACCTTGCAAGCCAGTAGCACCTGTGGCTCCAACAGGACCAGTTGCCCCTACGGGGCCTGTGGCACCTGTAGGACCAGTAGCCCCTGTTAATCCTGTATCTCCAGTAACACCCGTAGCGCCAACTGGTCCCGTTGCACCAGTAACTCCTGTAGGTCCTGTTGCACCAATATCACCTGTAGCACCTGTAGGACCGACAGGACCTGTTGCACCTGTTAGTCCTGTGGGGCCAGTGGCTCCCGTGTTTCCAGTTACACCAGTAGGACCTGTGGCTCCAGTTACACCTGTAGGACCAGTCGCACCCGTAGGTCCAACTTGGGTATACATGACTTGTGTTGCAGTAAAAATGACCGAAGGGATTGCAGGAGCAGGAGATGTGGCTCCTACATACTCAAGTGAAAGAGCAGTATTAGTTGTCTGCCATGTGAGTTCTATATAGTCGTTTGCTGCAAGACTTAAAACAACATTTACTGTTCCGATTGCATGACCGTTTACTCCACCATGCTTAGAAACAACACTCCACTTAGAGTCAGAATCAGGAATATTGGTTCCATTTTTTCTAAACCAAATATTGCCATCAACAATGTCGTTTGATGTATTGACCCATTGAACAGAAAATATAAGGCTATAAACACCAGTATTTGCAAAAGTAATACGAGAGCCAGAAACAACACTAACCCCAGTAGAGTCAGGGTCAACATTATTGAGGGTGATTGCATACGCAGTATTTGCTGATGCAGCCGTTTGGTCTTCTGTTGACCAGAAGGAACCCCAATATCCAAGTGCGCCACCTGCGCCAGTAGGACCAGTTGCGCCGATTGGACCAGCACCACCAACATTGACCCAGTTCATTCCGTCTGTGCCGATGATTATTGATTCGTCTGGGTTGGTGCCATACGAGTTCATCATCCACGATGTGCCACCGTTTACTGTTCCATGAGAAACAAATAGATAGTCACCGTTATGAACTTCAATAGGTCCTGAGTTGTCAAAGTCTGTCGCACGAGTTAAGCGCCAGTATGTAGAACCATTACCAACGGTAGTTACAACATAGACACCGTTGTGAATTTGGTTAAGTTGGTCCTTGACAAGAATTCGGTCACCAGCATCTGCTGCATGTGAGTCAATTGTTAATGCACCAAAAGTTGTTGCCTGAAGGTATGCACCAAGACCAGTTCCGTTGTTGTCGTCAGCAGAACCAGTCGTGTATGTAGGGGAGTTTGGAAGTACTGCTGATGTAGCGATATGTGCGGATTCATGAGAGTTAAGGTTTCCGATTGGGCCTGTGGCTCCAGTCGCACCAGTTAAGCCAGTAGGACCTGTGGCACCAGTAGCGCCCGTTAACCCTGTAGGACCTGTTGCTCCCGTAAGACCCGTTGCACCTGTTGGACCAGTTGGTCCCGTTAAACCAGTTGCTCCTACAGGTCCTGTTGCTCCTGTAGCGCCGATGCCCGTAGGTCCTGTTGGACCAACATCCCCTGTCGCACCTGTAAGACCCGTTGGACCTGTAGCCCCAGTTAAACCTGTAGGACCTGTGGCACCAACTGCACCAGTTTCACCCTGAATACCATTTGCGCCAGTAGCGCCAGTCGGACCAGTAGCACCAACTGTTCCTGTTAAACCTTGGTCGCCTTGTGGACCAGTAGCACCAGTAGCACCAACGGGACCAGTTGCCCCAATAGGTCCTGTAGCACCGACAGGTCCAGTTGCACCGATTGGACCAGTAGCACCAGTCGGTCCTGCTACGGTACTATCTGCACCAGTTGCACCTGTTGGACCAGTAGCACCAGAAGGACCCGTGGGTCCAGCAACAGTTGAGGCTGCTCCAGTAGCGCCCGTAGGACCTGTTGCGCCAGCAGGACCCACAGAGCCAGTGGCTCCTACAGCACCTTGAATGCCCTGAATACCTTGAATACCTTGAATGCCTTGTGTACCAGTGGCACCAGTTGCACCTACTGGGCCAGTTGCACCAGTTAATCCCGTTGCGCCAGTGAGTCCTGTGGCACCAGTTGGACCCGCAACAGTTGAGTCTGCCCCAGTAAGACCAGTCGCTCCAGTTGCGCCAGTTAATCCTGTAGCGCCAATTGGTCCTGTAGCACCAGTAAGACCAGTCGCTCCAGTTGCGCCAGTTGCGCCTGTTAAACCAGTGGCTCCAGTTAATCCAATGACACCAGTAGCGCCAACAGGTCCAGTAGCGCCCATTAATCCCGTTTCACCAGTTAACCCAGTTGGTCCTGTTGCACCTGTCGCACCTTTAGAAACAGTAAGGACCCAAAACAAAGTGTTGGTTGGCTCTACACCCGTGTTATTGGCAATAGCGACATAAGCAGAGCCAGCGTAGCCAACAACATCTTTGGGGATATAAGAAACAGTAGATGACCAAGCGCCACGATAAACAAAAGCAGGGGGTCCTTGAGGACCTGACGCACCCGTGGGGCCTGTAGGACCTACAACACCCGCAGGTCCACCCACACCAGGGTCATGTATCTCAAGGGTATCTGTCTTTGTATTAGTGACAGTAACCGTTTTGTATGGTGTTTTATGGATTTCTACTGAATCGGTCATACTGGGGGCACAGAGGTTGAAGGCTCTACAACAACCTGCCCCTGCGAAATGCTTGACCAATCACCAGCACTATCTTTTACGAATAGGTCAAATGAATAGGAGCCAGCAGGGATACCATTGGTGTCAGAGATATGGATTTCTAGCGTGTAACCTGCCTTAGGCGCAATGTACCCACGCTTGTTAGAAGGGCTTAGGGCGATAATAGTTGACTCACTTGGAGCAGTTGAGAACCAGCGGAGGTCAAGGACGGTGGTTCCAGAAGTGTTCTTTGCCTGCATGAAAGCATCAGTGACAGTCAAGATGTTGCCATCAGAATCTTTCCATGTGTAGGACTGGCGGAAGTCTGTATATTTCTTGAAACGGATTTCCATAGCGAGAGCGTCCTCCAGAGGCGTAATGTTGTCTAGGGCAGATACTGTAATTGTACCTTTTGAAATCATTGTTTGGATACCCTTAACAGTTGCAAGGACATCATAAGAAAGTTCACCGAGTGGTAAATCTTGTGTTTCTTCTGCTGTTAGGCTTAACTCCACCCCACGCTCAGTAGTAATAGTGGTGGTAATCTCGGCTACAGTCAAATCACCTGTCTTGATGTAAGCACGGGCATCAGTAGGGGCATACAAACGGCGTGTTCGTCTATCCTTAATGATAAGCAACCGTTCCCACGGTAATCCCCGTGTGAGACTGTATTTAATTGTCTGAGCCTGATAAGACATGTATCTATTCTACTTCAGAACAGGCTACTCGTCCCCGCCCTTTGCGATACCTGAAACAACATGTACAACTAGGGCTATGCCACTAATCCACAGACCATAGGTACGAACCTGTCCAGACAAAGTAATTAGAACTAATGCGGTTCCAGCAAGCGTCCACGCTAAACCTTGCAATTCTTCAAAAAATCTTTTCACTATGGCCTCCTACGGGAATCTGACTGGGGACCGCTGGAAGACGAAGAAGATACAGAAACTACTGGTGCCATAAATAATACACCAGTTGCGGCTACTAGGACCTTGCGCTGTCCGACATTGATGTTTGAACCAATCGGTACATAACTATTAAACTTATTGTCAAACACATTGATGCTTTCTTCAAATTCGGCTCTGACTTCCTCTGAAGCGCCCTGAACGGCTTCCACCAGTTGTTCTGCTTCTGCGTCAGACAAATCTGACACTTCCACAGCATCAAAGATTTCTGCGGCTTGCTCTGCGGTCACCGATTGGATGACATCAGGGTTTGTAGCCAGTTCTTCAGCCTCAGCCGCACTAACGCCTTCTTCAATGATGTTGTCCACAGCGGCTTGAATCTCTTCTTGTGGAAGGTCAGCAATAGCACCCAAAAGAGCCAAAACTTCTGTGTCAACTACTTGCTCAGGGTCTGGTTCAGGGGCTATAGTTGTGGTTGATGGAATTTCTAATGTGGTTGTTGTTTCTGGCACTGTTGTCGTTGTGGTTGTGGTTGGAGCCATCGTCACAACTGGTGGCACCGTTGTTGAAGAAGAAGTTGTGGTCGTTGAAGAAGTGGTGGTGGTCAACTCGGTTGTCGTGGTGGTTGGCGGCACAGTGGTTGAAGGTGCAACTGTGGTTGTACTCGTTGAAGTCGTGGTTGTACTCGTTGAAGTCGTAGTTGTTGGTACTGGTAAAGTTAAACCTGACACCTCATTACTCCACCCCGAATAAACGGTAATAGAATCGTTATCAGCACGAACTTTAAACTGGTATTCGGTATTCGGTGTTAGGTCTTCAACAACTGCGGATGTCTGTATTGACGAAATTGCCCATCCAGTACGCCAGTTGTCATTTGAGAAAAAAACAGCGTATCTCTCTACCTGAGCATTAGATTGTTCTGGGGCATCCCATGATAAGTAAACCTTATTTTGGTTTGTAGATGTGACAATTAAATTCTGTGGGGCGTTTAAATACGGGGCAATTGTCGTTGTGGTGGTGCTAGTCGTTGTCGTAGTTGGCTGTTCTGGCACTTCACTAGGTACAGAGTTAGTTTCTAGTGTGTAAGAAGTGCCATACCACCTATTGGGGTCACCGCAACAAACTCCTGTGCGGAGACGGTATGTACCACTTGTTTGCACATCATAAGAAATAAATGAATCTAACCCGTAGTAGTCATCATTTGAAGACAAAACAGTGTTATTACTGTCATACAGCCAAAACATACTGTCAATACCGTATTGCTGGGCATTTGCCCGCACAGTAAAGGTAGTACCAGACTCCAACTCAAAGTAGAAGTCGTTGGCACCAGAGGTGGTTAAAGTTTCGGCTTTAGCGGGAGAAGACGGATAGAACCCCAGCATTGTGAGCGTAAGCCACAAAAAACAACTTGTAATCCGCAAACGGGATTTAAGCATTAAGATAGTTTACCAGAGACACGAAGAGGGACCGCCCTCAAGCAGTCCCCCTCGGTGGGTAAAGACCTCATGAATAATTATACACAACTGTGCATAATTATGTGGATAACCTAGAGAACTAGGCTAGGTGAACCACCACCATACATTCCATAATGCATAGCGAATGCAATTCTGTCTTCTTTCCAACCCAGCAAAAGAAGTGTCTTAATAGCGTCTGCTCTAGATGAAACAGTTGCAACGATGTGCTTTTTCATAAGAGACGCCGCTTCTTCGGGGGTAACAGCGTCATCTGCTCCAGGTGAGTAATAAAGATGTGGTCTAATCACATGTACCGTTGACATTAATAATCTCCTACTACGAATTTTGCTCTAAGTGGTTCGCCTTTTATGAGGGCGGCAGTTGCTCGGTGATGTCCACCAAGCAGTCGCAGTTCCCCTGTGTGTGGATGAATATACACGAAGGGTGTTTGATTCCCAACATCCTCATGGTCAGCATGGAGGTCTCCATGTTGTCCGTGCTCTAAATAGTGTAGAACTCCACTAGAAGTAACGGAAGGCTGACTCCCGCTGAGAAATCGTGGGTCAAATTCACGAAGGTTATCTACTGATGGCTTGTCATGAATTACCCTACTTACCAACGAAGGGTCATAACTAAATCCGCCCTTATTTTTGGTTGATTGACTCCAGGGGATACCAGTTTTAAGACTGGCGGGTTGACCTTCTCGTACCCATGGGCTTTCTTCATAGTCAGGATTACGCCTACGAGAGTAATCAAGTTCTGCTGGTGAAGTAGGTTTACCTTGACCAAACAAAGGGTAAATGCTTTTTGACCCAAATAAGTTTTCTAGGCGCTTTGCGTAGTTTGCCTGATGATATGGGTGGCTCAGGTAAGCCATGTCAATGTATTCACCAAGTTGTGTTTCACTAAGCCTGTTGGTTGACATGGGCGTAACCTTATCCCTTAGTAAATACTTTCGCAACATTAGAGGTGTTCATCAATAAACTCCCTCGCAACAAGCATCCCTAGCGCCGCAAGATTCGCACTTATAATGAGCGTGTTCAGGACGCATTTTGCCCCCACACCAAACACATTGAGTAGAGCAGTCTTTGGCATCACTCATGACACCACGAGGATGATGTCCCAGGAACTAGCCTCAATCTGGATAGCCTTTGACAATACTATGTTCTTATAACCACTAGCCTTGGCAAGGTTTGTTGCAATCTTGATGGCGTCACTGATTAAAACCGTGTGCACAGGATAGGTTACAAACATAATTTAAAAAAAAATTATTGCTCTGTGCGTGAGATGCCAGAGTCAGACGCAAGCAACTGTCCTGACCACTCGTTGGCGTTACAGTCTTGACAATTGTCTAAATCTTTACAATTACAGCGTGATGTAATTGCATTGATAAATGCCGCCTGATTGCGCTGTCCTCGTGAAAGGAAGCCACCGCCACCTCCGAGGTTAATACCCTCAATTGCAGGTCGTTCCATTTCGCTACGGCTTGGTGTATCTGGACCGCTACCCATGCCTGATTTTTTCTTTGCCATACAGAAATTATACCTTAATAGCCAATGGGGGGTTTATGACCCTTTTCTAGGGTCAATACCTAAGTTGAATAAGTGCTTACTGTCATCCCCATACTCAATAGGGATAAACATGTCAGGGTTGATGCTAAATGCCGAAGCGACTCGGTGGTGACCATCAGAGATAACTGTTTCATCATTCTCTCGGCTGAAGAACTCAATATTGACAGGGTTTTGGACACCCTTTTCTTTGATTGAATCATGGAGGTTAAGGTTGTCATACATTTTTGCGTAAGAAATAGGGTCCATAGACTCTTCAAGTTTTTCATTTAACAATTCTGGATTTTGTGACATAGGACGCCACTCTTCCAAATCATCACCTGCTGGCATGTCCATTAACTCACGGGCAGTCATAAATAACTTGAGTTGTTTTGGATTGAGGTGATTTTTAGCCGCCATTAGTAATCCTCTAAACCAGGAAGTTTGGGTTGTGAATTATTATTTGGCAAATCTTCTTGAGAAAATTGAGTAGACATCTTAGAACGGCGATTTCTTCTAAGTTCGTCCCTTAGTGCGCTTCTTGCCACACGCACATCTTCATGTGATACCTCACCACGAAGGTAAATGCCCATGTGCTTTTCTTCAAAAGGTGTGACAATCTTTGGCTCAAACATAGTTGTGTTTACTTGTTCACTTCCAGGATTGTCTTCATTAGGTTGAATTAATCCACGCTCTACAGCGTGCTTAGCAATACGACTGCTATGAGGGGACAAGTTTGCTGAGGGGATAATGTCAGAGTTTAAGTGGTCTTGCTTAATGATTGACATCAATGTTGGAAAAGTGTGTGTTGCATGCTTATCAAAGTACGCATTAGAAATTTCTAGAGTACCCCTCTGTTCCCCAAACAGTTTCCCAGTATTAACCATAGGGTGATTTTTAATAACCTCTACTGCCCTACTAAAACCCTCTGGGTCTGTCCTATGTGTAGCCTCGTCATTGATGACGCTACTGATGGAAGAAACATCTTCTTCAGACATGTTGGGGTCATTGAAGTCACTGAGGTGTTTGATTAGTTCATGAGAGACACCAGTGGCTCTACTTAGGTGACGGGTAGGTGCGTACTTACCCCGTTCGTTTCCATTGTCCCAGATAGGTCCGTTAAAACCTGGGTTATGGATTACGCCTACTTCACCCCAAGCGTGGCCTGCAAGAGCACCGCTTCCAACTAAAGCGTCACTGTCAGTTGCAACAGCACGGTAACTCTTCCAACCTGCACCAAAGTTACCGTCTCCCCTAAAGTACCTACCCATTACTTAGACTTCTTATCTACTTTATTAAAGACATCGTTGATTTCGTCAACGGTAAGTTTTCCATCATCCATGAAGGCACGAGCAAGACCTTCAACTACAAATGAGACACCGCCAATACCTGCCATCAGTACGGCTTTCCATAGTGGAATACCAGCAATAGCGCCTGCGCCAACAACGGAAAGACCAGTGGCTGCAAAAGTGGCAAGAATACGGAGAAGAATCTGTTTCACAGACTCTATTTTACACTAACCGCCGTTGCGGTAAAAGCCACGACCAACAAGGTTGACCGATGGGGTGCCGAAGACCTTTTTCATCTGTTCTTGGCACTCTGGGCAGATAACTACTGGCTCTTCGGCATGAATTGACCGACTCTCCTCGTGGGAGTGGTCATTTGAGCATTTGTACTGATATGTAGCCATTTAGTCGTCTTCAAATTTATTTTTCTGGAACAGGTACGCAGGGTAGGAATCCATAAAGTCATCCGTCTCGTTTTCACGGCGCTCACGAAGAATCTGTTTCTGCTTGCGCTTTTTGTGCTCATTGTCAAACTGTGGACTTAATTTCTTTTGACGAAATTCGTTGAGGTCTACTACATCACCCATATGTTCTTATTCTATCAATAAGTGTCGTAGTGGTAGTCTGAGTCGTCAAAGTGTGGCAAATCCACTTTATGGTCTGCCTGTGTTTGGTAGTCATAGTAATTAGCATAACCAGGACCGACTTCATAATTTACAGGAATGAACTGGTCTGGGTTCAAACGATGTTGTGCGGCAATACGGTGGTGCCCGCCAACAATATACTGGTCCTTAGGGTGTAGAGAAACAGGAATCTGTACACCTGTCTCCTTGATGCTGTCCATCAAACCATTTTGTTCCGCTTCATCAGCCTTGCGTTCCCACAGTTCATCTGTGGATTCACCAGGAAGGTAGTCACCGTCAATTGGTTCAAAATCTTTGACGATTTCTCGTGCAGTCATAAACAGTTTTAACTGATTTGGATTTTCTTGTTTTTTCCGAGCCATTACACGAATCCTTCCATTCCAGGCAAAAACTGGTCACTCAACCCTTTTCTAGTGACAGGAGTAGTGTTTCTAATCTTAGGCTTGCGGAGCATCTCACGAACATCCTGTCGTGCGGCACGCACCATATCAGGGTGAATGGCTTCATCGGGTTGGTCATTACCCCACACATTGTTAGCAAACTCACTACCTACAGAACGATTATGTTGTCTGATGGTGTTTGTTACTTCTGCGTTAGGGTTTGCGGGGTCTGTTTCAACTAAACCCTTATCTAGTGCTGTTTTAGTCAATTTACTACTATAAGGAGATAACGAACCAGACGCAATTATTTTTTCTGCACCTAAATCACGCTTGGCAAGGGCGGCAAGGGTAATAGCAGTGTGGGGCATACTTGGGTCCGCAACCATGTTGTCAATTTGTATAGACGATGGTATTCGTTCAAATAGAGTTTCTGGTTGAAAGTATTTGTTACCCTCTATGTGTGGCTTCATTGCCTCTTTATCAAAACCCCCACTACGAAGAGCATGTAGTATCTGGTTTGCGGAATCTTCGTGACCAGTCCAGTCATCTTCTGGAATACTTTCAATTTTGTCCGAAATGTGTCTTAGATAATTATTACTTAAACCTGTCACATTGTATGGGTCACGGTAATTAGTTTTTGCACTATTATCAAAAGGGACAACATACTTTGATGGCGAGTGTGACACACTGATACTTGCGTATGGTCGGCGCTTTTCTACACCACTAAGTGTTTCTACCTCAAATTCATTACCTACAGCGTTATATGTAGACATGTCTTCTTCATGGTTTTTAAAGTATTCAATTGCCATTAGACAAAACCTTCCATGCCTGGGAGGAACTGGTCGCTAAGTCCTTTGGCTGTCACTGGCTTGGGATTGCGCTTGCGACCAAGAATCTCACGCACAGCCTCTTTACCTCGGATAACACTTGTATCAGGGATAGGTGCTCCTTTTTCACGGATAACATCTGCGTATTCACTTGACATGGTGTGACGAAGTTGTCTTTGCTCCTCATAGTCACCAGCGGTGCTTTCTGCGCTTGGGTTACCTGAATGGGCACTAACGGGTAGCCCACGCTTAATGGCGTTTTGTGTCAGTTTGCTACTGAACTTTGTCAGTGAACTATCTGCCACAAATGGCGCACGGTTCCCCTCATCGTAGGCAATACCAAGAAGGTTGATACCTGCGGCATTCATGGAGGGGTCAGAGTACATTCCGTTAATGTATGTCTTTGCAGGTTTTGATTCATAAAACAAATGTTCTGGTGTAATGTGGGGGTTGGTGCGTGCCTGCTCCACCGCCCAATCCATTGTCTTACCGTGGCTTGGATATCCTCTAAGAACACCAAGCGCACGCATAGCATCCATTTTTTCAGGGTTATCGGCTATATCTGGTTCGTCAAGTAATGAACGATACCTTTTGGTCAGGTATTCGGGGTGGAGACCAGTCTGACCACTGTCATCAGCGTAATTAGGACCTTGTTCATCATCAAAAGTAGGGGTGTACTCTGCAAACTGGTGATATGTACCTACATTTGCATTCGGCACCGCACCAGTCTCAGGTTTTGGTGTACCTAATGCTCTGTAAAACGACTGAAACCCACCAGGGTAGTGTTGGCGAGATTCAAGAATATATTCAGGCATCAGACAAAGCCTTCCATACCAGGTAGAAACTGAGCGCTGAGACCCTTCTTTGTGACAGGCGTGTTATTTCGGGCTGGTGTGCCACGCTGACCACGAAGCCATCCACGGATGTCATCCCTAGCACCCTTTACTTCTTCTGGAGAAATTGGTGTCTCTGGCTGGTCCATACCCCAAGGGTTATCTTGTCTTTTTACCCTGATAGTCCGCTTGCTCTTGTCAATGTCATTTGTAATCTCTGCTTCGGGGTTATCCCGATGTGTTTCAACTGGCAGACCTCTGGTTACAGCATTCCTAACCAATTGGCTACTAAATGGAGATAGGTCATCAGATGCAATTATCTTTTCTGCCTTTTGGTCACGCTTTGCAATAGCGGACAAAGTCATGGCTGTGTGAGCCATACTTGGGTCAGACACCATATTTGTAATCTCTATAGACGATGGAACCTCTTCAAACAAAGTTTCTGGTTGAAAATGGGGGTTACTCCGCATCTGACC